TTCGTCGCGTTGGTGTTGACCAGCGACTGGTCCGCGTTGAAACCCGCGTTGAGCTGCGAGTAGAACGCGGCCAGGCCGGTGAACCGCTCCGGGTTCACGCGGGTGTCGCCGTAGATCAGCGTCTTCGCGAGCTCCTGGGCCATCGCCTCGATGAAAGCGGCGTTCTCCGAGACGCGGAACATCGCGCCGTCGGGCGCGAGGTTGACGAGCTCTTCATCGACCTGGCCCTGGGCTTCCAGCATGCCCGCGGACAGGACGACCTGCTTCGTGGTGGACTTCGACGGCTGGACGCCCTGGTTGATCTGGCGCCAGGCGACGACCGGCAGTCCGGTCCGCACGGTGGTGACGTGGCCGGTCTGGGTGTTGCCCTCGACCGTCACCTGGTCCGTGAGAATGTGGTTCACGCGCGACATGAGCTCGATGATGCGCGCGATCTTCTTGTCTTCGATCCGGCTCGCGTAGTCCGCGAGCGTCAGATTCGTGTTGCCGACGATGATTTGAGACATGGGTGGTTAACCCTCCTTGCGTGGATTTGTTAGGCGCCGGACTTCTGCGCCTTCGACATTTCGGGGTAGAACAGCTCGCCGTCATTCTTCTGCGCGGGCCTCTGGCTGCCCTCGCGGAGGCCGTCCTCGGAGATGCTCTTTCCGACGGAGTTCACGAACTTCACCATCAGGGGATGGCTTCCCAGCCCCGTGACGGTCAGCAGCTGCTTCAGCTCCGCGTTCCCGAACCGCTCCATCGCCTCGGAGGTGACGGCGAACTCCTTTTCCCAGTCCGCCCCGAACATCTTCTTGGACTCTTCGGTCCAGGTTTCGATGTTCTTGGCGTGGGTCTGGAGATCGGCATCCTGCGCCCTCGCGACGAGTTTCGCCTGGAAGTCCACGAGCTTCTGAGCCTTGGGCTGCGAGAGGTCGAGCTCCTTGGCCAGCGCGGCGAACTGATTCGTCGCCTCGCTGTCGGGAGCGATGCCCTCCGGCAGCTTGAAGTCCGCGAACTTCTCGGGTGCGTGTGCGTCCCACGCGGCCTTGTCGGCCGCGGCTTTCTCCGCCGTCTTGGCGTCGGCCTCGCGCTTGGCGAGGATCGCCGCCTTCTCGGCGTCCGTCTTGCCCTCGAGTTCTTTCTCGAGAGCGGCCTTCTTGTCCGCCTCCGCCATGACGGCGGCGTCCTTGTCGGCTTGAGATTGTTCGCTCGGATTGGGTGCGGGCGCGGCGCCCTCCTTGGGCAGTTCGCCGCCCAGGATGGAAGTGACCGGCGCGGCCGCGGACGGAACGGCCGGAACGGCCGGGACGGCGGGCGCGGGCGGCGCCGCGGGGACGGCAGGGGCAGGTGCGGCGGGAGCGGGGACGGTCATGTCATTCCTCCAGGTGGTCCTTCATCAGTTTTTCTTTGAAGAGCTTGTCTTCGGCCTGCTGTGAGGCGGCCTCGCGCTGCATCTGCGCGAACGCCTCCGGGCTCGCGCCCATGATCTGGGCCAGCAGGTAATTGCCGACCTTGCGCTGGCCTTCGTTGAAAGAGGTCATGTGCGGCCGATCCGCGTCGAACGAGGACGCGAAGGTCCCGGCCTCGGCCAGGACGCGCCAGAGCTGGCGGCGGACGTGGGCGTGCTTCAGCATGGCCTGGAAGTCCGTCAGGTCGCGGGCCTGGCGGCGCTCGTCGCGCTCCTGGAGCTTGGCGTTGACTATCTCGCGGCTCATGCGGCGCCTCCGCCGGGCGGAGGCGCGCCGCCGGCGAGAATTTGCGCGAGCGCGGACCCGCCGCCCACCGGCGTGTCAGCCAAGACCTTGCCCGTCTGCGCGGCGGCGGCGGCGTTCTGCGCCGTGGCCGCGGTCTGCTGCTGCTTGTCCCGCGCGGCGCGCAGTTGGGCCATCATCTGCGGATTGGTGAGGATCTTGGCCGGAACGCCGATCTTGGCGGCGTAGTTGCGGACCATCTCGTCGAAATCGACGTTGTCGAGCACCTCGGGCTTCGTCGGCGCGATGGAGCCGACGAATTTGCCGAACTGCTCGATGATGGACGTCTCGGCCATCTCCTGCGCCTGAGCAAGCATGGAGATGTACTTGATCTTGATCGGCCTCCCTGCGATCGATGGCGGCGGCGGCGGGATGGCGCGGGCGCGCACGAGGATGTTGAAGGTGCGCTCGATGAGCGGAGCGAATCCCTCGGACGACAGGCGATGGATGATCGGCCCCAGCATCAGGACCTGCTCGCTCTTGCGCTGGATCACCTCTTCGGCCGTCATGTCCTTGGACGTCTGCGAGACCATCAGGAAGAAATTGACGAAGAACGAGGTCTTGACCTTGTCCTCAACCCATTTGATCGCGTTCTGGATCGCGGGGAGATCGGGCTTGATCTCGTAGGCCGGCTTCAGTCCGCCGTTGGGGTTGTTGCCGGACGTGCGCGAGAGTCCGCCCGGGAGCGTGTTGACGATGGTGCTGGAGTCGGCCACGACCGGCGGATCCACCACCTTGTCGAGCGCCTCCAGGAACTTCTTGACCATCTTGTAGAGCATCTTCACGTCGCCCATGACGGTCCAGCCGGGGCCCTTGCCATAGGCGTCGGCCGTCGTCGTCACGTCCCAGCGCGCGGCGATGACGGGGTTCTCCTCGAACCCGGATATCAGCAGGGCGCGGTTGTTGCCCTGGACGCTGGATTCCCAGTACACGGAGCGGAACGCCATATTGCGAGCGTCCTTGAGTCCTGGTATCCGCGCGTCGTTGGGCTCGATGAGGTGATAGACCTGGTGCCAGGTGTCGAGCGTGTTGTTGTCGTATTCCGCCTGGACCATGCCGGAACAGTTCTCGTAGCCGAATTCCTCCACGAGCTGGCCGGCGGTAATCCAATAGAAGCGGTGGAAGGCGTTCACGCGCCCGTCGGCGCCGCAGCCGATGAAGTATTCGCCGCAGGTGAACGTGCGCGCGCGGACGGCGGTCTTGAAGTCTTTCAGCACGATGAAGGCGTGAGTGCCGAAGCTCGGCGTCTCCTCGTACATCGAGTAGAGCGCGCCGTACACGTTGGAGTCGCGGAACGCGGCGCGCACCTTCCCCGTGGCGAGTTCGAGCCATTCCTTGCCCGCTTCGTCCATCATCGCCTCGTCGTCGTCCACCTCGAGGCGGAACCAGGGTGTGGATGGATTGGTCAGACCGGACTGCATCCCGGACGCGAGCGCGCCGACGGCCTTCATCGGCTCGGAGGACATGACCAGCTTGTGGTCGATGCGCGTCCCCCAGTTCGGCATCATCCCTTCAAAGAAGCCGCGCGTCGGGATGATGTACTTGGAGACGTCCTTCCACATCGGGTACCACTTGGAGAGGCCCTCGGTCTTCAGCGCGGCGGCGCGCTGCTGGATCGGCGCGAGGTCCACGATGAAGCGGGGCTTGTTTCCGTTCGCCTTCGCGCCGTGCTTGCGCATCCGCGGGTCGCCCTTCGGCCCATTCCCCTCGCCGTAGGTCGGCTGGTTGGGGTCCGGCATTCCCGCGTTGACGTCCACCTATTGCCCCATCTTGGACTTCAGCGTCGGAGAGTAGATGGCCGTGGGACCGCCGCCGGGTCCGGTCTTCAGTGTGGCGGCCACGCCCTGGCGCAAGCTCTGAAGCTGCGCCGCCTTTGTCGCCGCGAAGTTGTCTCCCGGCGTGACCTGCGGCTGGAGGGCGATCGTGTCGAGGAGCTTGCCCTGGGCGGCGGCGTTCTGCGCCGAGAGCTGAGCCATCTGCGCCGCGGCATCCGCAGGCGCGCGCTGAATCGTCTGGACACCGGCGACCGTGCGCGCCGTCGCCGCGAGTCCGTACAGTGGCGTGAACGCGGCGAACTGCCGGGCATCCTTGCCGATCGCGCCGGGCATCGTAGAAAGGCCGAGCGTACCGATAGCCGTCGCGGCACGCGATATTGGCGCGGCAGCTGAGCCCATTAGCGCTCCTCCGCAAAAAAGAGAGCCCCGGCCAGGTTCTCCCCGGCGGGGGCTCTGTACGACCCTGCGCTCGTCTGCGAGGCGAGGCGCAAATTGAAAAGCGAGGCGAACCGCATAGATGTAGCGGCTCGCCTCGCAGGACTATTTTAACAGTGGTTCAGTTTTTCGGTATTTGTAGAGATTCGATTTTTGTTGATTTTGCTTGCACGCCGTGTGACGGCTCAGGCGTAAGGATCGTAGTCCTTGGGCCGGGCCATCTCGGCACGGCCGCCGCTCCCGCCGATCTTCGCCGCCAGACTGCGGTCGCGGACCTTCACCGGGAAGGCGAACGTCAGCACGCCGGCGGATGCGATGTCGGGCGACTTGCCCGAGCGCGCCTTGATCGTATCGTTGGACTCGAGGCGCATCTGGTTGGTGATGGGGTGGAAGCTGTACGTCGGCGTGACGAGCTCGGACTTCCAGTCCGGGTGGTTCGGGATCGCGCCGCCCTCCTCCAGCCATTCGCGCTGCGCGTCCCACATCTCCGTGCGCTTGTCCTTATGGACGACGGGATCGAGCGGCGAGCCGCCGAAGTTGACGGAGGTCACCTCGTAGTTGAGCTGGCGCAGCCGGTCGATCACGCCCTCGCCGCGGCCGGCGTCGATGAACACGGCGTCCGGGTCCCAGTCCGTGATGACCTTGGCCACGCGCGAGGCCAGAGTCATGTTGTCGATCTTGGAGTAGATGATCGGGTCGAACATCTGGAGGCCCTGGCGCTTGACGATCACGGAGCGGTCGTCGCCGAAGCGCGCCACGTCCACGCCAAGAATCTTGGGCGCGCGCGTGATGGAGTCCGGCGCCAGCACCTTGCCGGCCGCGGCGGTCACGAGGTCGATGGTGATGAGGACGTTGTCCGCCTCGGCCGTGAAGTCGCAAAGGAACTCCTGGCGGTATACGCGATCCGACACCGCTGCGCGCACCAGCGCCAGCTCCTCGGCGTCGATCACGTTCGTCTCGTCCGCCCGGTACATGCCCGCCCACCAGTTCGGGTCCTTCTTCTGCATCCCGCGCAGGGCCATCTGGTACTGCTCGTAGAAGGCGTTCTGGCCCTTGGGCGTGCCGTTGAACGTCACGCCGCCCTTGCGATCCACCAGGGTGGGCCGCAGGATCTCGTCGTACACCTTGGGCTTGAAGTTTCCGAACTCGTCCAGCCAGAGCTCGTCGAAGTACGTGCCCCGGACGGCCTCGGCGTTGTCGGCTCC